AAACCTATAGCTACTCCATTATTACCTGATGTATTTGTAACTAAAGCAGAAGAGCCTATAGCTATATTATTACCACTACCTGTATTAGTAGCATTTAAAGCTAAATTTCCTAAAGCTACATTGCTTGATAAAGAACCACCACCCTTACCTACTGTTAATCCATTTATAGTAATATCACTTTCAATATTAGAATAAACAGCTTTACCAGCAGGGTAAGTACCGAATACGTCTTTAGTACCAGCACTAAAGTTGACAGCACTACCACCATTAGATGATGCAAGAATAGTTGTTCTAGCTAATGTACCTGCACCTACTGTACCAAGACCTACTTCCCATTCTGACCCTGTAGTTGTAGAAATAGTATAGTATGTAGTATTTGTGTTACCTATAGCTGTGCTAAATGACTGGTAACCTGTAGTAGCACCTGCAAGCGTAAGCGTACCAGTGCCAGTAGTGGTTGTCGTTTCTTTAACGCGGTCTTTAATGACTAAAGCCATTTATATTCCTTTATCGTTTAACGTTTAACGTTAAGTATTAAGCTAATGTAACTGATAAGTTGCCTGTAGCAATCTTGAATACGTCACCAGAAGTAATAGATTTGCTAACGTCTAATGGTGTGTAATAAAGTAAGTTTCCTGCTGTAGAAGCATCTCTAATAGCAAGCCAGCCTACTGTTCCCCATGTACCAGTTGCTGTTGGGAATGTAACGTCAGCAGAGTTAGTAGTTACACCATCTGAAGGTGCAGCAAATGTTACTGACTGTCTAGCATAAGAACCACCAGAAACTTCTGTACCAGCGTCTGCGTCTGTAGGGTCACTAGTATATAAAGCTACATATACTGTAGTAGGTGCTGTATAAGATGTTGCTCTTAAAGTTACGTTAATAAGTGCGTTTTCCAAATAATTGCTTATTTCTGACATAATGTTTTCCTTTTAAGTTATCTTGTTGCTAATGAAATTACCATTGGTGCTGAAGGGTTTTCACCAGCATCATCTGATATTGTTAATGAGTTAAGTCCTCTATCGTATAGTTGTGCCCATGTTGCTACTCTTGCATCGTTCATTAAATAAGGTTCTGCTTCACCTAAACTTGCATATAGTAATAAATCTGGGCAGTTAGCAAGAAAAGCATTAGATGAATTAGATGAACTTAAATAAGTAGGTGCACCATAGTAAACCATTTTAAGCGTATAAGCAGTGTCTGGAATAGGTGCAAATTGAAACTCTTGACCCATTACTGTATAGAATTTTGGTGATCCACTATCTGCTGTAGAAGCCTTTGTATTTCTAAAGAAGTTACTTGGGTTTTGGTAAACAAGTGTTTGAATTGGACTTGACTCTATATGTAAGTCTCTAATTTCTAAAAAGTCTGTAGGTAATGCTACTGTTGGGTCACTAGCAGTAGTTGAAGTTGTAACTACTTTAAGCATAGGTCTAATGCGTAAATCACGTCTTAATCTATTCTCTGCTAATTGAATAAACAATGGGATTTGTGATGTCAAATCTGTACGAGCCAAGTAGTCGGCTATTGTAGACTGAAGGTCAGTATAGTTTGTTATCATTAAATTCTTCCTGTGCGGGTTCTAAATGCTCGGTTGTCTGGGTTGTTTAGCCATGATTTAAATCGTGGCATATCTATGACAGTTAGTCCACGAGTGATACCTTGTTTTTCTAGTTCTTGGAATACTACTAATGGAATAGAAGCAACTTTGTTACCAAAAGAATTGTCACTCCATCTTTGTTTTTCATCTGATTGTGCGTACTCTGCTTTATTAGCATCTACAATAGCTGTTACATTTTGTGAGTGTGCAATAACTAAATCATCACCATTATCATGGAAAGATGTTTGAGTAATTCCATTATTAATTACTTTATCTGTCATTTTTTAAAATCTTCCTCTGTTAATACTGGAGCATCTTTCTTGGCATCAAATAACATTATTTCTAATGTTTCTACAATTTCTTCATGACTACCACCTACAATATCATCACGTTCACTATAAGCCATAGGTTTGCCATTTTTTTTATAAAAGACTTCATTTAAAGCATAGTAAATCTCACCAGTTTCTGGGCATTTACGTTTCATAATTCTATAATTCCAAGTCATATTATTCCTTCTGTTTATAACTCTTATTAAAAGCTATAAAGAGAAAGCCCTATTGCTAGGGCTATCCTCAACTAACTTATGTTAAGTCAGAGATAATACCATGTGCTGCTTCGTTCTTAACTTCAAGTGTATATTCTACAAGAAGTTGAGTTAAATCAGCGTCACCAACTTGAGCAAGCTCATTAGTTTGGAATGGGCGTAAGTAAGCTACTGCTGCCATTTCTGTATCTAATAAGAAAGCTGTGTCATCAGAGTCAGTGTTAGGGATGAAACGGTCTGGAACGATTTGGATGATACCAAAGTCAGAAACGTATACATCTGCTGCATTGATGATTTGAGCTTGTTGGTTAGCTGGTACATCTCTGTAACGAGTTGCAATACCAGAGAATGTAGAAGCCACAACTTTTTGAGCTGGTGTTACTAATAACAATGTTGGTGAACCACCGTTTGTGAACGCTGATTGCATAACAGTGTTAAGTAATGTAGCTGTGAAAGCTCTATCAGTACCAGTTGTTCTAGCTGTAGTACCGTTAGCACCTGCTGAACCACCAGAACCGTTTGATGTGTTAGAAGCTAACCATGCTTGTAAACCACCAAGATTACGAGCTGTTGTAGAGTTACCATTAGCTGCAGTTTGGTTAGATAACAAAGTTGCTTCCATATCACGTTTAATTTCACTAGATGCTTTAGCTAATTGGTAAGCCTTTTCAGATTTACGACCAGCTTTGTTTACTGCATCAAGAGTACCAGAAATTTTGATAGTCTTTTGTGAGATTTGTGTACGGTTACCAACACGAACTGTTGGAGAAATTGTTGCATCAGAAGCTGTTGCACCTTCAACTGCTGCATTTGAAGTAGAAGCTGCTGCTAATGAGTCTGTTTGCCATTCATGGTAAATAGCAGTAGCTTTTGATTTGCCTACTGAATTTAAGAATGGTGTTTCTGTTGGAGAAATGTTGTAAATCACATCTGAAAGGTCTTCTCTTTGACCAATAGCTGTATAGGTTTGATACGTTGCCATGATTTAATTTCCTTAATCTAATAATTGTTCAAATAAAGCTGCGGCATCTCTTACTCTTCCAGAGTTACGCAACTGGGATTGTTGTTTTTGTAATGCTTGTTCTTGACTTTGTTTATTACCACCACTATTACCTGAACGAATCATCTTTGGTGCTTCATTCACTTTTTTAGTGATAGCTGGTTTTGATTTCTGAAGTTTGTCATACATCATTGCTTTATGTAAAGTCAGAACATGGCGAGAGTCATATACATTAGAGAGTTCCTCATCTGTAAATCCTAACGCTTTACCATAGTTACGAATTTCCTTACGGATGTTATCGCCTTTGGTTGGGTCTGAAAACTCTGGTAGGACTTGTGCTAGTTTAGATGCTTCCTGTGCAACTCTGTCAGACATGGCACGAGCATAGTCAGATTGTTGCTCTTGAGCAATTCTGCTTTGTTCGGCTCTTATAGCTTGGAGTTGTTCTTTCTTTTCAGAAAGTTCAGCAACTTTAACTGCATAGCCTATAGGGTCGTTTTCCTTAAGAGAAGCTAAATCCTCTTGTGGCATTTGCGAAGTTAGAAAATTATCTATTGCTTGCAAACGTTGAGCATAATTATCACGAACATACTTGGCTTCCTCAATAGCACCACGTTCAGCTTCCACTAGCTTACGTTGTTCTGCTACTTCGGTAGTTTTTTTCGTATAGTCAGCACCAAGCTGATAACCTTTAATCAATTCAGATAGAGGTACTTCTTTTTCTTCTCCTGCGGCTTTAATTACATATGAAGGCTCTTCTTCTTGACTGTCATCTTCTTGTACTTCGGCATTGTCATCAACTACTTCTGCTTCTTGTTGTGGCTCTGCTTCTTGTTCCTGTGCTTGTTCTTGTGGTTCTTGTTCACCTGCTAGTTGCTCAGTAGAGTTAGCTGGGGTGTCCATTAAACCTTCAAACGCATTGGCTGCTTGACTTACAGTAAGCGTGCCACTTCCAGAACCTTCTGGAGTCATGGTGTTTTCACTCATTTATTTTCCTATATTACCTCTATGGGAGGCTTACCAAATGTAGAATTATCTACAATATCTTAAATCGGTTCTCAACTATTGCCTGACCTGCTGCAATAGCTTCAAGACTGCCGATTAATTCTTTTATAGCAGCTATTTTATAATAGGACTGCTCTCTAATTTCTTTATCTGAGTCATTAGAGTTTATAATTTGTTGCATATGACTATCAATCATCATTTGTAAGACTGATTTAAAATCATCATCTTTAAGAATGTTTTGAATGTTTTGTATATTCAATTACATTCCTTTGTGCATATTTTTAACTTGAGACAAAGCATCAACTATAGTTTTAGTTTGAGTTTGTTGAGTTTGTTTTGCTTTATTAACTGCATCAGCTTGAATCTTAAATGCTTGTTGTTGTAACTCTAATTGCTTACGAGCATTATCTAATTCCATTTGTTGTTTTTCTAATGCTAACTTAGCCATTTCAGTTTGTGCTCTTAATTGAGCTTTTTCTTTTTCAACTTGTGCCAAGATTTGTGTAGCTTGTACATTAGAATCAGGTTGAGCTGGTTTTGGTTGTGATAATTGAGCTAATTGTTCTGGACTAATTTCTTGTAAGAAACCAGAAGCATCTTTAAAGCCAGCCATGTGAATCATGCGTGCTAAAGTGTCTCTATATTGTTTAAGATTTACAAGTGGATTAGAAGGACCATAGCCTTGAATAATTTGTTCTTGTTTACCTAAAATCATTTGCAATGTAGCAAGTTGTTCTGTACGTGAACCATTGCCTAAACCTACGTTAATAGTAATGCCATAGTTTTCTGACCATTCACGAGGATTAAATGGAACATATTGTCCAGTAATGTGAATTGTTCTTGCTTGTTTCTGGTATTTACAAAGAAGTCTAAAAATAGATTGGAATAATGACTTAACACCTGTTTCTGCAAAGATACGAGCAATAAGTTCTAGCTTACCGTTAGCTGCACTTGACATTGTAGACACTGCAGTAGCTGTTGTATTTTGTAAAGCGTTAGGGTCAAGACCTTGTTGTTGGTCTGACACACCTGTACGTTTAGCTTGTACATTATCTAGGTATTCAAGCATAGGAAACGACTGTGACGCACTTGATTGAACAGTTAATGGTACTAGTGCATTAGGATTTTTAATGCGTATAACACCACCTGCTGTTGATGTAAGAAGGTCATCTAGGTTCACTTGTCCTTCTACTGCACCAACTCTATAATTGTTTGTTAGGTAAAGATTGTCTAACATTTGACGAGTAATTGTAGACTTAATAAGTTGCAAGTCCATTGTACGGTCAGCTAATGAGTTACCAAAGAATTTATGTGGAATTGGTAATGGGCAAATAGAGTGAAAAGGAATGTAATCACAGTCTTCATCACTTAAAATCTCGCTAGAAGCATATACAATCTTACGAAGTTCAGCAACACCGTCATTATTGTAATCTACTTTAATATAACACTCATATACTTCTACTAATTGCATAGAGTGGTCTTGTGACATCATGTCAGTTGGTTGCTCACCACGAGTATAACGTGCAATTCTTTCTGGAGAGTACTCTAAAGCATTGCCAGTCATTAAACCTTCAACAACTTTAGGGTCAAAACCCATTGCAACTAACTCACTGCGAGTCATCATCTTACGATGTGCACAGAATCCAGACTCTTGAATGTTTCTAGCACGTTTAGAAATAATAAACTCTTCTGGTGGTACATTTTCTACTTTAACTGTACCATTGCGAACTGTTTTTCTTAACTTAACATTGTGTGTCTTTATAGTTTCATTAGGATTAAGGTTTTCATCAAGATTTTCTTTTGTGTCAACACTAATAATCTCAACTTCTTCATCCTGCATAATGAGTGCAAGCTCATCGTCTGTTAAACCTTGATATGTTTCTTTGGTTATGTTAGTTTCGTCATCCCAATATACTTTAACAACGCCAACTTTTTCTAGAAGTGCGTCTTTAAACCAATTGTGTAATACACTAAAGCCATCATTGTCTTTATAGAATACATGGTTGACATAAGTTGTTGCTTGTTTAGCTAAAGGTTCGTCACCTTCTTTAACTGGGTTAAATTCAACAATGTTTTCAGAGGATGTAAATATACGAATGAGTTGTGGCAATGCACCGTCTACAGCTTCAGCTACTTCACCAGTAACAACTTGAGATTTACCTTCTACTTCGTTACCGTATGGTCTGCGTAAGTAGTATTCAAGTGCTTGTTGACGTTCACCTGTGGTTTCAGATTGAATGTAACCTAATGAACTCCAGATTTCAGAATCTAGAATAGCCTTAAGTTTACTTTCATCCATTATATAACCAGATTTGTTTGCTTTTGCCATTGTTATACTATCCAATTTGTATTTACGTTAATAGGTCTGTTCCATTCCTCTGCAGGAGCATCGTTTAAACCTGTTGCAAGGTATCTAAATGCGTCACTAGCGTGTGATGACCAATCATGCAATGGTCTATCATGGAAGACTGCTCTTTTTTCATCATAATGCCTTCTATAATTGCGAAGAGCATCTAAACCCTGTTTTGTTTTTGGGTCAAACCAACATCTAGGAATAATTCGTCTAGCTGCTTGTATTCCATCTGCTACATTAAGTCGTGGTGCAGTAATAATTGATAATCCTGCGTCTTCTAATACTTCTTTACGAGATTTTCCAGTGCCTAACTCACGAACTTCTACGTCATGAGGTAAAATATGTTCAAAGTGCATATAATCATTGTCTTTTAGCCATGAAACATAGTATTCAAGACCTTGACCATGGTTTTCCATGTAGTCAATAAGACGAATTTCTTTACCAGTTAGCTGTGCTACCCAAATTGCAGTAGAGTCTGACATGCCTAAGTCCCATGCAGTGTAACTTCTGCACAAATCATCACGAGGAATCTCGGTCATGTGTGCTTTTTCTTCAATTTCGTTAATTAATTTAGAGAAATATGAACCTTCTACTGGTGAATTGAATGAACATTCAAACTCTTGGTTGAATTTGTCATCACCCATCTCTAATTTTGCTGCAGATAATTCTTGTTCGTTAAGAAGTTTAGTGTCAGAAGACTTAAACTCTAGTAATTTCCATCCTTGACCTTCTGCTGCACGGTCTCTAAGACCTCTAAAATGGTTATTTCCCTTTGGAGTACCCATTGCAACACAAAAACCTAGTCTATCTGTTAATGCTGGTCGTACAATGTCACTAAATACTGAAGGATTTATGTTTCCTATTTCATCTATGACGCAACCATCGAGGTAAATACCACGAAGTGAGTCTGGATTATCTGCACCGTATAGTGAGATACGTCTACCCATAAAATCAACACGAAGTTCAGCAATGTTTACCTTTGCACCAAGAGGTCTAGTGTAGTTTACAAGGTAGTCCCATGCAATTCTCTTGGATTGATTGTATGTTGGAGCTACATAAGCATAGCGTGGGTCTTTTTTAGTGCATGTAAGGGCAGAATGTATAAGCTGATTAATAGCCGAAACAGTCTTACCCATACGTCTATGTGCTACCACTACCACAAAGCGATTATCTTTTACAGCATTGTGTATAAGTTTTTGTGGTACTCGTGGTCTATAACCTGTGTCTAATGTTTTGCTTTGCGACTCCATATAGGGTCATCGCTCCTTAAAGTTTATTTGTTTATGCTAGTTCCGTTACACAAAGTGTTGATGAAGTTACAGCAGCGTCTTTAATATAAGCAATCTTATCACCTGCATTAACTTTGAAGATACCTACAGAGTTGTTTGGAATCATCATACTTGTTGTAATGGAAGCTGTTGGAGCTGTACCAAACGCTACATGGCAATGACCAAGTGAACAAGACACTCTTACTAAAGTTGTTCCTGCACCAAATGCTGTTGAAGCTGCTGTAGTATTACCTACTGTAAATACTTGTGATGTACTTGGTACATAAGCGTCTACTAAATTTTCATTATCATCAAATCTTATGCTACTCATTATTATTCTCCATTTGTATATTCATTAGTGTCGTTTTCTTTATTACCATTTTCAAATTTAGCCATCATAAGCATTTTCTTTTGTGCTGAAGTAAGTGGCTTTTTAATTGGACCACCTACTAACCACGCAGAACAAGTTCTGTCAGCAGCACACTTAAAATCGAATAGTTCACAATAACCTAGTTCAGCAGAAGCAATGACTTCTGGTGCATAAGACTCGTTTACAGGTTCATCACCTGCTACACCATTCACAATACATTGCATCATTTCTGGTGTTTGGATAAAGGCAGAGCAGTTACCACAACGTGATTGTTGAGCAATCTCTGGAGTAGTAGCCCATTCGTCTGCACGTTTAGCCCAAAATACTTTATCTTCTATGTCTGGGTTTACTGGACCATAACCTACGTTCTTAAATGCCCAATCTCTGTGCTTAAGGTTTAACTTAATATCATGTGTGGCTATAGGACATTTCATTTCTTTTTATTCCTTGCTGAAATAGTTTTAGCTTTAGCTTTAGCGTCTGCTTTAGATGAAGCACCCCAAGCCTTTAGGGATAATAAGAGTCTTGTTGGCTCACCGTTAGGTTTATGTTCTGGACCTGCGTTGTTACCCATGCGAGCTAGAAAGGATGCACGCCTAGGATTGTCACCAGACTTTACAGGTGCTTTTAGAGTGCCACCTGTTTCAGCTTTGTAAGATGCACGACCTTTGGCGTTAAGTCCGCCTTTAGGGTTCTTACCTTCTTTCTTTTGCCAAGCAGCACTCATTTCTTTTTAGCTGTCTTTGCTGATTGTTTAAATGCCATAGCAGTAGGAGCACCTTTAGTGCCTACCTTACGCATCTTCTCACCAGAGCCTGCAGCGATACGTTTTTGTTTAGCGTTTATGTTTGCGTATAATCCGTTTTTCATT